CCAGTCAAAAACTATCAATTCGCTGGAAACCATAAGAGGCTTATTCACTTTCAAGCCCAACCACGAACCTCCCGCCCGCCCTTTACCTAGAGTTCGCAACAACGTCCCTTTGGGAGCAGCTTATCTGTGCTACCGTCAAAATGTAACTGTAGTCGATAGCCAATACATGCGTCAAAACGCTGAAGCTGCCCTTCTCAGAGAAACCGAATTAAAAGATTTCGGTGTCGATGTCACCGTAGTCCACGAATTCGAGAATCCTGACGGTGTTAATGGTGAAACTTCGAAGACAGAAGTATCATTCAATATGGCAGCCTTTCACAAGGCAGTTTCTCAAGTTTTAGAGAGAAGAGAAACTGAAGGGAGCCCAATTGAACACATCACATTCTGTTTTTCTGACATGCACTGGTATTTGGACACTAGAACTTGGAATAAGGAGATGGATAGTAGAACACCTCTCACTACTTCAATCGTGGCTGTAGGAATGGACTTCCCTGAACAAAATGGTTTCTATTTCATTGGAGATAATGAGGGAACATTTGAAGTTAGTGACGGTTTAGTTGTTTTTCATGCCAGAGGCAATGGTGATCCATACGTCCATTGCAATTCAAATCCAGGTCTCGTCATGGCGGATGCAACTCTCATGACTCCTCACGGAAGAAATCTCTCAGCTAACTATGGAAGGTGGATAGGCAATAGGTTCGATTCTTATGTCAAGAGTGGTGATTTTAAAAATCACAAAATCCCTCAAATAGTGAATTTTCTATCTAGGGAAGTCTCTCTCAAGGACAAGCTCGCAATTCCTCAACTAAGATCGGAAGTTTCTAAGTTGCTCACAGCTCAGATAATCAGAGCCGCAGTCAAATTAGAAGGCACTGATGACGGTGATGAAATTGATTTCCCTTTTGTCCTGAGAACAACCTTGGTATATAATTTGGTCACCATACCTGAAGTCGATAGTATAATTGATCCACGAGAATTGGAACAATTGAGAAACCAAATTCGCATGCAAGGAAGTAATCCTAAGACAGTCATGAAGACTGAAGCAGCTTTGGTTTATATGATCATTTTACCTTCACTCTTGTGCTATTTTCTCCCCTCTTCTATCTTTCAAGATCCTCTCACAGGATTAATGGCTGTGTTTTTCTTAGTCAGAGAAGCAATAGCTTTAATCGCCATCAAAAGCTTTTTAGGAAATCCCGATAGATTGAGAGTTCATATAATGGACACTACCCATCAAACTCTAGAGAAAAATGGAGCCTACAAAATTCTATTCTCAGGATTCGGACATCCCACCCAAAACTTTTTCGTCAGAAAACCGAAAAGTGAAGTTCAGCCTATTAATAGGAATAATAAAACTTTTGTTTCTGCCACATTTTTCCATAAACAAAAACAAGTTTCGGAAAAAGAATTCTTGGATCAAGCTGAGATAATAGACATCCAGCAGGAGAAGAAACCACGTGATCCCATCCAGACAGGTTTTGAATTTGAGTCACAACGAGGACCAGTTAGATCTTATTCTTACGATCACACTAGTTTAGTCAATTTGTTGCACGCGATATCAAATAGAGTTTTCCGTCCTAACACAGGAGTAGACAGCGATTGGTTGAGACGGCTGAACAAATTGACGGATAAAGAATTTAACACCTTGGATTCGAAAATCGATAGTGAGTTTATAGAGAATTATTGGATATCTCCAGAAGAACTTATTGATTCCAAGATAGGTTTCGCGGATGCGAAAAAGGAAGTCTACAGAGATGCAGTAGCAAAACAAAGAGAAGGCATCATGGGTACTAAATTCTACACAGGTTTCGTTAAAGCTTACGAATCATACGCCAACCCAAAAGACGTCCGTGGCAATGTAATCTATGGAGACAAGAAAAGAGCTAGAATTGTAGAAAATCGACCTCAACTAGCTGCAGGAATCCCATGGATCATTTCCAATTGGATGAATTCCACTCTTGGTTTATTACTCCCCGGATATAGTTTTAGAGCTTCTGAAGCAACTCTGTCTCAATTCTTAAAAGAAAGGAAAGACAAGAGAGAAATACACACTCTTTCTACAGATTTCGGCGCTATGGATTCTACAGTGTACCACGAAACTCAAGAAGCAGTCGAAAGGAAATTGCTCAGGAAACTCCACCCAAAATTAGTCAATAGATTGCTACAATTCGGTTTCCCACGGAAAGCTATTGATGAATCTCTTAAGTGGATGGCAGCCAGCGTTAAAACTACAAAGATCTTTACAACTGTAGGGAAAATAATCATCAAACGCAAAGGCGGTCGTGCTTCAGGTGATCCAGCAACTACTTGGGCTAATACTCTCACCACTCTGATGTTCGGTAAAACTTGTATGGCAGCCATAAGAAAAAATTACCCTTGCAAAGTGTCAGGCGATGATTTCACTGCATTTTCGAGCAGTAGAGAAGACATAAAGTCCCTTAGAGACGAGCTTCTCAAAAATACGTCTAGAACTCCGGACGATGATGGCATTCATAGTGGTTTTGTAATTCCTTCAGACGAATGTGCCATAGGTGTCAATAGAGCAACTTTTTGTTCAAAGACTCTCCATGTCGAAGAATGTGCGACTCTCCCAAAATTAGAAAACTTTTACTTCAACTCTAGACTTTATACAGGTTCTAATAGGAGTATTCTAAGAGATAGTAGAGTACACAGGTATGCAGTTGCTTTAAGTAGACTGCTATCGGCAGGTTCGTCGCGAATTCTCCAGGATTACGCGTTGCAGATGTGCGGAGACGTTATGAGTGACTCCGTAGAAGAGACTAAGGATAAGCTAACATCAATGTTAGCTGAGAAAAAGGTGAGCTTCTTTCAAATGTTCGGAAATTTTTGGGAGAAACAAGAAATTCACCACTCAGACGAAATTGATCTTTTGGTAGCTCAAGAAGCTATCAATGAAAAGATCGATCTCAGCGTTATGTTGGAAAAACCCGAAGGCAACGTCAAGTTCTACCTGATGGCTGGATACGAAAATAAAAATCGTAAAATGATACAGCAAAAGAAAGAAGCTCGTAATGTGATGGCACATTTCTTCCATCCTGATGGACAGCCCATTAGGATTTCCGCAGGAGGTAGAAAAGATATTGCGGTAGGTTCAGTGAAACAACACTTCACTGATCATAACTCGTCAGCCGAAAAAGTCTTCCGTTTCCAGATGCATGACTTGCATACTCTAGGATATGTCTACTATCCAAGTCATACGAACTGGGGCTTCTCAGGGTTAAACGCCTTAACCTCTCAAGTTGGTCCCACCCACACAGACTACTTAGTCACTTCTTACAACGTAGTGTTGGAAGAGACAGCACCTATAACCGGAGTTCAAGGAAGATTCTACGTTCTCCACGCTAACGACCCACAACTTTCTGTGGAGAGCATCAGACAACACCCTAATACTATGCCTGTTAGCATCAGGGACACAGTAGTCCAAACAATGGTACCAGACACTCCCAACGACTTATTATTCATAAGAAACCCAGCAGATGCTTCCGTAATGGAAAGATATTTGTACGTTGTGGCGGATGGGGTAGGAACAAATTCTAGGATTGCGGTTACAGTCACAATCAAATATGAGTTTGTAATAACCCACCCTTATAAAGGTATTGCTGCTCCAGCTGAAAGACACGTGAAGGTTGGACAACATGGAATTATCGACTGGGTTTCAGATGCAGTCGGTAAATTCAATTACATGTCTCCGGAGGCGAAGAGAGGTTGGATGGATAATATTTCTAGTCTGTACAACACAGGCGTGAATATTACACAAGCTCTCGCTAGTATACCAAAGGTAGCAGCTCCAGTCATGGCTCTCATGGGTAGTTACAACATGGATAGGTCAGGACTCAAGGTTCTCCGCAATACAGCTTCTTTAAAGAAAAGAAGCCAGAAGAAGGGAAAGTCGAAGAGAGGTAGAAAGGCTAGATTTGCCGGATTTAAGAAGGTATCCACTAGCAACTATAGGTTCGTCGAAGGAGAAGGCGAAAATCACCCCGCTTTACTGACGATAGATAAAGTCTCATACGTCGCAGTAAATTCAATCAAGCCTCAAGAGGCAAGAGACTACTGGCTGAAACAAGCCTTGGAAATGGTTCAACCTAAAGGAACCGAAAACGCAGCTTAAGCGCTTTAAGCAAAACAAATCCGCGACGCGCAAGTGATCGCAAATTAAACAAGACGAGCGAAAGCTTGATCTTCAAAACAAACCAGTCTGGGGGGGTAAAATACCCGGACTTAAAAATACGAGG